TACGAGAATTGTCGGTCGAAACCTTTTCTCTGCGGCCACACAGCGGGAGGGGACTCAGCATATCTGTCTGTAATATCAATTTCCTTGGTATATACGTCATAATAATGCTCCCATGGTGCCTGTGTGATCCCAAAGAACGAAGGACTGTTCAATGGTCGCAATTCATTCATGTTGCGAAGCTCGGACTCAATGGCCACCTGTTGCGCTACGGTAATGCCAAACTTGAGCTCAATTAAAAGTCTCGTATTCATCCCGGGTTCTTTTGAGACTTTTCGGAGTTTCGTTTCATCCTTGAATGCTAACACTAACTGATCTCTTTCCCACATACTGAAGTTCCTGGATCTCAACATAAGGTCCCTAGCGGACTTGTTATATCCTCGAGTCATTCTAAGGCCATATTGAGCAAGCTCTTGTATTATAGGACATCCTGGATATTGATGGGCATAGCTCAGCGCCTTACAACGCAGCAATGCTTTCAGCTTAGATGGTTTTGATCTATAATAACAACGAGTTGCCCAGCCGAATTGACTGAGCACTTCACGCGGATCCGTGACATTAATCCGGTCCTCCTCATCAAAGATTATGCCACAAAAAGAAGCTTCAGAAAGAGAAAGATGTTTTTCAAGCTTAATTACCAACCCCATGTCAGTGAATCCCTTATCATTAAGCTCGCCTCCAGAAACAGCAAAAATGCCATCATCGCCCTCTACACAACCATCACCATTCAAACCTTGTTCCGCACACTCGAACAGGAAAAACATCAAATTCGAAAATCCATTACCTAACGAAGTATTCATCTCGCCAGACATACGAGTGGCATTGATGTAGACGGAGAAATACTTGTAATCGCACGCATTACGTCCCATAATTACGTCCATAAGATCCATGAACTCATCATGTGACTGCAAGCAGGATGTCATGTAATCATACAATTCCATTTCGACATTCAACATTATTTCCTTGGTGAATAGTGATTCAAATGCAGTATAGTCAGATGCATAATAAGTAGAACCGGGGCGGTAAAGTCGTTTCATGATATAATCAGGTCTATCAGCAACAGGTACATGCTTGATAAAATGGGGATCCTGATATATTACATGCTCAATAGCTTTGAAGATGGGTCCGACAGAGACTTTGAACATGTCGTTTCTGGAGTTTATCCCACGAGCGTGTTTATACTCGGGATAATGTTCATCCTTCATGAAAGACTTAACACCAGTGTATTTCTTTCCAGGTTCAAAAAGATTCACCAGTGAGTTCCACTTTTCCAATAATTCCACCTTCCTAGTTGCTGGATAATTGGTCTGGGCCAACCAGGTTTCAACAGACAGGTCGGTATCAGGACTGAGAGGTCTTAGGTGCTTCCTGATCCAACTTCTGACAAAAGAATTAAGTCGTCTAATTTTAGAGCGATTTGCCTTAGGTGGTTTAAAAGCAAACCTCTTGCGCACACCAGCTTTCATAGTGTCGGGGTCCAAGGGACAAGCGTGAGGCATCAGAGCTCCTTCGAGATGACACCCCAGGCTAACTGCGACTATGGGTCGGTCCATCAAATTGGGCTTACGTCCTTCTGAGATCAAGGTCCCAGCCTTGATAGGCTTCAGAGCCGCCAACTCGACTTCACCGTAGCGATAGCCATATGCCACCCTTCGACACGCCTCTCTATTTAGAGCAAGTCTGGTGTGGATGGAAAAGGAGAGAGCAACTTTTCCATACGTTGGAGATACCAACCATAAGCTGCAATGACAGTATCTGCAGTTATGTCGATATTCTCACAGGTCAAATATCTGTCGACATTGACACTTTGAAAACGAGCAGCACTCCAATTCAAACGTTCGAAAACTGCTGCCGGGGTACTATTCAGAGGAAAATTATTGAAGGTCGTCAATTGAGCAAACAACTCAAGTGATACATATAATTTCCTGGCTGTTTTGTGAGGTCCTGAATAGTATTCACTAATTGCGTACAGTGCCTCCTTGTGTTTAAGGTCACCGACTGCAATGGAATCACTCCTGCGATCAGAGTGAGAGGGCTTGACCCATTTCCTAGTGTTGTAAATTCGCGATTCTCTATTGACATACACATAGTAAACGAAGCCAAGATAAGGGCATGTGATCAAAATGAAGAGGATAAGAAGACTCCACCAAGGGGCAGGGCCAAACCAGAACAAGAGAAAATTTAAGAGCATAGACAAGAACAAGCCAGCTACAAAATAACGAACGTAGTAGTTGACCTTAGTGTTCCACTTGATGTCCAATTCCATCTTGACTTCAGGATTGACAAAGTCAAGATGCATGCCTTTCTTTTCGGCATCCTTTTTCTCCTGTTCAAGATCAGCCTTCTTTTCAGCAATGTCTTTCTTGAACTCTTTGAGTGCATCTTCAGCACCCTTTGTCTTGGCTACTTGATCTATAAGCTGAGCGGCCAATTCGCTCGTGGAATCTCGATGGTGAAAACGCCTGGAACCGGAATTTCCACCATTTCCTCTTCCTCCTCGATATCCGCCATGCCCATCATTCTTGCGAACTCCCTCCTTGACTCGATCGTCAGAGGCGGCATGTTCGGCCGAACTGGATGAATGGGCTCCTCCTGGATCTGCTTCTCCAGGGTTAGAAGGTCTATCTCGTGAGCGATCTTTTGGGACATACTCTTTGCGAGATTTATCACGTCGATTAAATACCAACTGGGCACGTGATTTTTGAACGCCTTTTCCTTTCCAAGCGCCATTATTTCTTTTCGAAGACGACGTCTCACCGCTGGAGCTAGAGAACGTGTCTGAGATAATTTCAATTTCTGCCATCTGTAGATTGTCTTTTCAAATTGCTGAACAGTGCAAATGAAAGTAGGTGGTTTATAACTCAAGCGCATCTAGTACTTAAATCTAGCGTCAGGGTCCGTCGTTTTAGCGACTGTCGAGTACCTGAGCGGTAGTTAGATAAGCGTACGAGCGCGAGTTACAATTGAAGTAGTAGAGAGATGAAATAATGCACGGTAAAGTTGGCACCCTTAGAATCTAGTATTAGATTTCCGCCTAAAACTAAACCCTATTCACAAATGAATAAGAGACCTTCCATGATTTCCCAAACATGGAGACAAGGCGCAGCTAAAGCCGCTAGAAGCACTACGTGCTCCCAACAACTAAAGCTGCACTCGTGGTGCCCCGCTTTCCGGCTGCGACACCACTGCCATCTTGGCGATCCTGAAGTCAGGATACTTTTTCTTCTAACCAGCCTCGTGTCTCCCACAGTGCCCTGGTTTTAGGGGCTGTGACAAATAGCGG